CTGCCTTTCAAAGTAAGGCTGATGACGACGCCCAAGAGGTAATGAAAAAAGCATTGGTGCAACCGTGGCAAAAACTTGCTGATTTTTTCCGGCCTATTTATGATACAATGAAAGGGGATGATCCTAATGAATTACGTTTCTTTCATCCATCAAGAAGAGGAAGTACAACCGAAATAGAACGAGATGAAGAAGATGCTCTTGAAAGTTGGATAGAATATGGGGCATCTGGCGTAGCTGTATTCGATGGCCCTGAATTGGATTCTTATGGTTCGGATGAAGCGGGGAAAACAAAACGTCCTGTTTCTATATTAGAAAGACAGCGAACGGTTCGTTTTTGTGCAGAAATAGATGGAGAATTTAAACATCGAAAACAATATTATACAACAACTGTTGAGATTGAAGATGGCGAAGAAGATAATTATGAATTTCAGGAATTAACTGCTGGTAGCAATCCTTTAGATCGTAATGATAATAATAGAACAAAAACTGGGCTATATACTTATTTTTTACCAGCGCAAAAGGGAATGTATTTTGATGAATATGGTTATCCTGATGAAGAAAAGGCTACTCGTTATTTACTAAATGAAAGAAAGAAATTGGAGGAAGATGGAGACACAAGGGGTCTTTCATCATTCAAGAGAAAAAATCCAATGACATTTAAAGAAGCATTTAGTGCAGATGGAAGTTATACTCTTTACGATCCTGAAATATTAAACATTCAATTGGATGATATAAGCTGGCGAACAAATGTAACCGAAAGGGGAAATCTTGAATGGAAGGATGGTAACAGAATAAAATATCTTGAAACAAGAGAAAACGGAGAAGCGATAGAAAAGTTAGGAGAAATAGTATGGATGCCAAATCCAAATGGAAGATTTGAAAAGGTAGTTGGATGGCAGCCAAAAGACCCGAATAAAGTTTTTGAAAATAACGGTAAATATTCGCCCAATAACAATTTCGCTTTACGCATAGGGTGTGACCCATTTAAATATGACAAGACGAAGGATAAAAGAAGATCAAACTGTGCAGCATTTGCTTATCAAATAAAAGACCCGTTAAATCCACTTGATCCATTTAATGATATGATAACGCTTCGCTATTCTTTCAGGCCAGAAAGCACAAGATTGTCTAACGAAGATATTTTAAAAATGGCATGGTGGTGCGGATGTCAGGTATTATTTGAAAGAAACGTAAATCATTGGAAAAGGGATTTTATGGATTGGGATTGCGGTGGGTTTTTGATGTGGCTACCCGGAGAACCAGAACCGGGAATTGTAACCGATGGGAAAGGGAATGTGGTTCAGATGATATGCAATTATACGGAAGCGTATTTAAATGAACACGTGAAGAAAATATATTTTAAAACATTATTAAGAAAAGAGAAAGGTTTGCTTGGGTTTAAAGTAGAAGATACGCAATCATTTGATGAGCCGATGGCTTTAGGTTTTTGCTTAATAGCAGTTAGAGGTAAACGTTATTCAAGACCAACTGAACAAAACAGAAGCATAGAAAATTTAATTCCTTACCACAAAGCAATATAATTATGAGATACGAAGGAATGTCATCAGAAGGAGCGTTATATCCTTATCCAAAAATGGATATTGATCCTGCAAAAAAAGATGGCGCATGGTGTATGCAATATGCTAAAGCCGCATTTTTCGATTGGAGTTTCACATATCCAAAAGGGATATTCGCAAACAATGGAGGTGATTATGAAAAGTGGAAAATGTATGCTTTAGGTAAGCAGCCTAATAGTCAGTATAAAAAAATGTTGGGAGTAGACCAACAAACTAATAATACATGGCTATCGGTAGATTGGTCAATACGCCCAATAGTATCTGTTTATAGAGATAGGGCTATTTCAAGATTGATGGAACAATTGCATAGCATAGTGGCTACCCCAATTGATATACTTGCCAAATCAGAATTACAGGAATGGTATGCGCAAATGAGAGCGAAGTTGGCGTTAAGACAATTACTTCAGCAATCAGGAAGTGAATTATCAAACCACCCAATGATAGCGTTAGAGAAAGGCGACCCAATGGATATTGAAGAACTTGAAATGAGAATGGATCAAGGAGAGCAATTCAACAGAAGTAAAGATGCTGAAATGGCTGTTGCGGTAGGGTTCTATGAAAATAATTACGTCCAAACTGTAAAACAATGGTATGAAGATTTATTTGATCTTGGCGTTACCGGTTACAAAGAATGGTTAGGAGAAGATAATAAAGCAAAATTCAGAAGATGTAATCCGGAAAATGTAGTTGTCAATTATTGCCGGTTTCAGGATTTCAGAGATTTAGTTCATGCAGGGGAAGTAGTTGACGTAGCATTAATTGATCTTGCTTGTGTAAAAGATAAAGAAGGTAATCCACAATTCAGTGAAGAAGAATTAAATCAATTTGCTTCTACAATTGCTGGTAAATGGGGTAATCCATCAATGCTTGGTCGTGGAGTTGGTTGGTTCAAGCCTTATGATAAATTCAAATGCAAGGTTCTGGATATTGAGTTCTATTCTTACAACGATTACTCATACCGGAAAAGCACAGACGAATATGGTAATAATGATTTTCGTAAAGCAGATTATAACAGAGGTAGGAAATCAGATAAATATATCCGAAAAAGAATAAAAGTAATTTATAAATGTAAATGGATTGTAGGTACTGATAAATGTTATGATTGGGGATTGGTGGAAGATATGAAACGCACTAATTCCAATGGAACAAAAGCTGAAACAAAACTTTCCTACAAGTTCCAAGCGTTTAATTTTTATGAAATGAAAGCGCAGGGTATCATGGAAAGACTTGTCCCTTACCTTGACGATTACCAATTAACCGTCTATAAAATTCAAAACTGGAAAAATAGATCAGTACCGGATGGATGGTGGATTAATTTGGATGCTCTTGAAAATGTAGCCCTGAATAAAGGCGGTAAAAACATGGAGCCAAGAGAGCTTATCCAGATGTTTTTTGAAACAGGTGCATTGGTTGGAAGAAGTTTAGATGCAAATGGACAACCTATGTTTGCTAATACGCAACCCATTATACCAATAGCTAATTCAGCATCACAAGGGCTTGCTATACTTTATCAGGACTTACTTACTACCGTAGCGAATATTGAAAAACTAACCGGTTATAACGATGTTACAATGGGCGATCCGAATCCAAAAACACTTGTTCCCGGTTATCAAACAGCAGAAATGAGTACTACTCATGCTCTGTACCCTATGAAATTTGCGCAAGGTGAACTCTCAAAATCTCTTGGTGCGGATGTATTAATGAGAATGCAGCAGGGTGTTAAGAAAGGAGATATTAGCGGTTATGCGCCAGCGTTAAATACAAACTCACTTATCTTAATGCAAATTAGCCCAACCATTGCATGGAGAGATTATGGGATTGAACTGGAAGAAAGGACAACTGATGACCAGAAAGCATGGCTGCTACAACAAATGAATGCCGATATAATGAATGGTTTCTTGGATAGTAGCGATGCGGTTATGCTGGTTAATACTAAAAACGCAAAGCAAGCGCAGCAATTATGGGCGTATAAGGTTAAGAAGGCTAAAGAGACTATGCAGCAGAATGAGATGCAGAAAATTCAGGCACAGCAGCAGGGAGCGCAGCAAACAATGGCTATGCAGCAGCAATCAGCAGAACGACAATTTCAAATGCAGGCTCAACTTGAAATGATGAAGCAGCAGATGATAAGCGAAACGGAGTTAAAGAAAAAAGCAATGGAAATACAAGGTCAGTTGCAGATGAAAGAAATGGAAATGAATATACGATATGCGATTGGTGCAGAAGCAAATCAAACAAAAGAAAAAGTTCAGGATTCTATCAGTACATCAAAAGTTATTGCTCAAAGTATAGCATCCGAATCAACAGTACAGAAACAACATATAGCCAATGAAGGAACAGTGGCTAAAGAAGTGATAGGAGGCCATGCGCAAATAGCGAAGCAAGAAGTTGCTAACAAAAAACCTGCTTCTACGCCTAAAAAATAATTTTTGTAGAAATTTAAAAACCGTTTAATTTTACTAAACCTCCAAATTAACATGATAAGAAAGTTTTTCGATCCTTCTGTCGCAGAGCCAGCCGCAGCAGTACAAGAACCAGTGAGTGTAGCGCAATTAATGGCAAGACAAGGAAGTTTAAATTCAACAGGTGAGCAAAGAGATTTGCCACCGGTCGAAATACAGGAGAAAAAGGAAGAACCTTCCACAGCACAAACAGGAGATTCACCTGTCGAGACGACAACTGATTCTTCTCCCAAAGCTGAAACGGCCAATCCAGAATCTCAACAGTCAATTGCAGAACCAGCGAAAGTTCAAGAACCGCAAATAGCGGCTGAACCAACAAAAGTTCCCGATTGGCAAGAAGTTCTTAAAAGTCAGCAACCCGATTCAAATGCAGTTTTAAAAGAATTGGGATTCGATGACAAGGTGGTAAGTCTCGCCAAAGAATTACAGGACAATCCTAAAATATTGAACCTGTTTAAACATTGGAAAGAGAAAGGAGATGTAGTAGCGTACATGAAAGAGCTATCTACGGATTACTCAAAGATGCCTGCCGAAGAAGTGATGCGACATCAACTTCGTAAGGAATATCCCACAGCATCCGAAGCAGCAATAAATGCGCTTTACAAAAGAGAGGTAGTGAATGCTTATAATCTTAATTCTGAAGATGAAGTAGAAGCAGAGGAAGGTCGTCTATTGCTTGAAGCAAAGGCAGACCGGTATAGATCAGAGTTAACAAAAAATCAGCAGGATTATCTTTTACCTCCGCCACCAGAGCCACAGCCGGTTGTTCAGGATAATTCTGAGCAACTACGGAGAGAAAGAGATGAACAGTTGTATAAGTCAAGAGTTTCAGAACATCAATATACTAAAGAACTTTTCTCGAAAAATGCAATATCTATCGGGGAAGGGGAAAACAGAGTTACGATTCCTATTGAGCCACAAAAGTTGTTGGATTTTTGGTTTGACACAGAGAATTACGCACAACATCTTTTTGATGTTAATAAAGTAGATGGGAAGATAGATTTAGTGCCAAAAGTTCAATTACAATTAGAAGCAGCAGCGTTTATTTTAAATAGGGATAAATTCTTGGAGGCATACGCAAAACATTTCAAATCTCTTGGTGGTGAAAAGGCCATCGAACCCATACAGAACGCTA